AGTCAGGGCCCACTTGAGGTCTACGGTGGCCACCGCGCGGGTGTTGGAGTTGGACTCCCCACCCATGAGGCGGCCGTCCGGCTCGGAGACCACCGCGGAGAAGGTGTAGTGCGGCTGACTCACCGTGGCGGTGGCGTTCCCGTACGGGGCGTACTTGCCCGTCACGGTGGTGCCCGCACCGGTCCAGATGGTGTCCCACAGGGTGGCCGAGGCGTGGTCCTGGGCGATGGTCAGCTCAATGGCGTAGTCACGCGCGCCACCAGAGCGGGACTCCAGAAAGGACTGGAAGTCAGAGTCGGAGGCGGCGGAGGTGATCTCCACCTTGGACACCTCATCGGACCGGTCGGTGGAGGAGGTCGCCAGGAACAGCGCGACCAGGCGGGGGGCAACCCGTGCCATGGGTGGATCCTTTCGTTAGTCGTCGTCCGAGGGTCGGGCGCCGTCGATGATGAGGCCGTTGAGGGCCGTGGCGGTGCCGATCACCAGATCGGCCGGGGTCAGTGAGGTGACGACCAGCTCGGGGTCCAGGGCCGCGATGAGGGCGGCGGCCTTGTCGGCCACCCAATCCTCGGCGGCGGGGAGGTCTTGGGGGACGACCAGCCACACCTGCCACCGGTCCATGTAGCCGAAACGGTCCTCCGCCAGGTCGCGGCCCGCCCAGCGGACGAACCCCTCCCCGGCCTTGGTGACCTGGCGATAGTTGGGGGTGACGTTCACCCCGATCACCGAGGAGGCGGCCCGTGCGATATCGGCGCGGGCGCTCATCCGATGACCAGCTTGCGGTGGGGGGCCTCCAGGCGTCGCACCTCGGCATCGGTGCCACCCACGAAGGTGGCCAGCGCGGCGGCCTCGGTGACGGTCGGCTGGACCCCCAGCGGGAGGGGGCGCACGGCCAGGTTGTGGGCCGTGCGCCGCTTGAGGGCCTCGGCCAGGTCGTCGGGCCACGCCTCGGCGTCGGCGGGGACGCGGCACCGCTTGGCCTGGGCCGCCTTCTCCGCGGCCAGCGCGGAGGCCACGTCATCAGGGGTCCACCATGACGCGCCGATGGCGTTGTCCAGGTAGGTGCCTACCTCGGTGGCGCTGGGGGCGGTCATGGTGGTGGTCTCCTGGTGAAGTGTTGGGGTGGTGCCTGGCGGGGTCGGTGCTCGGGGGCCGACCCCGCCAGACGGTGGGGGGCCTACGCGGCCGGAGCGGGCTCGGGCTTCTCGGGCTCCTCGGCGGGGCCGATCTCCAGATCGGTGTCCACGCCGGTGAACACCAGATCGGGCAGGTCGGTGCCGGTGATGATCCGGTGGGGGCCCGCGTGCCGGATGAGGTACTCCAGGCGGACGGTGGTCACCATGCCGTCCGGGAGCACCGCGAGGCCACCGGGGCCGTCAACGTAGACCTTCTCGCCCAGGGGGATCTCCCCCAGCTCCTTGGTCTCCGGCTCGGGCAGGGGCTTGGCCTTGGCCATGGTCTTGTCCTCTCTCTCTGGTCAGGTCGGGTCCGGCAGGGGCCTACGGGGTGTAGGTGATCTTCCGGAGGCCGGTGGCGTCGTAGAGGAGGCCAGCGAAGTAGGCGAACACGCCCATGTCCCAGCCCTCCACCTTCTCCTGGAGCTTCTCCAGGCGCATGAGGCCGCTGTTCCAGACGTGGACAGCGATGGGGTCAGCGATGAGGCTGTTCTTGGTGCCGCCCGTGACGCCGAGGCCCGCGGCGGGGTACAGCTCGTACCCGGCCACGTTCATGTGGGCGAACTTGTCAGCCATGGAGCCGTCGCGGTTGCTGGGCGCGATGATGGGGTAGACCTTCTCCCCGGTGGTGGTCAGGGTCGCACCGGCCAGGGCCTTGTAGAGGTCCACGTGACCGAAACCCTTGGTGTAACGGAACCCATCGGCCTGGAACTGGAGATCCACCAGGCCCGACTCCACCGCGGCCGAGGAGGCCAGGCCAGAGGTGCCGGTGGTGATGGTGGCCAGGGCCGTGACGGAGCCGAGACCGGCCGTGATGATGGCCGCGGTCTTGGTCTCCAGGCTGACCTTGAACGAGCGGTCGAACTCGGACCACACCAGGCCGGAGACCACGGGGTTGCCACCCTGGTCGGCCACCTCACGGGTGATGTGGACGCGGCCGGAGACCGGGATCGGGGTCACCGTGGTGCCCGCGGCCGTCACCAAGTTGGTGAGGGTGGGGTCGGTGCCCTCGGTGTGATCCCCGGTCGCCACCGTGGTGGACACCCGGTCCAGCTTGGTCCAGAAGAAGGGCGTGACGTCCGCCAGGGCCCCCTTGTAGAAGAAGTCATAGAGCGGGGACGCGGGCACCGGGGCCTGACCGAGGAACATATCCGGCCGGTACTGCGACGGATTCACCGAGGAGGTGTTGCCGGTGGTGACGAACTCGGGGGACATACCGGTGACGGCACCCTGGGGGTTGAGCCGCTCGGCGGTGAAGTCCTGGATCCGCTTGAGGGCGGCCATGTCGCCGTCCTTGCCCGCGGCCAGGAGGTCGGTGGCGAAGTCGAAACCGGAGGGGGCGGGCGTGGTGCCGGAGAAGCGGTAGATCGGCTCCTCGCGGACCTGGAACTGTGCCGCCCCAGGGCCGACCGGGATACGGATGTTCTCCAGGTCGGCCAGCTTCTCGGTCAGGGTCTGGACCTGGCCCATGAGGCCCGCGAGATCGGCGCCCGCGGCGACCGGCTCCGGGGTCTTGGGGAGGAGGTGGCCGGCGGCCTGGAACGCGGTGACCTTGATGGGGTCGCACTCGGTGACGCCTGCCGCGTGGAGGACGCCGCACTTGGTGCAGGGCATGGTTGCTCCTTCTGTTTGTGCGGCGGACGCCGCAACACTGGTGATCTGCGCTCCTGTGAACGCTCCCTTGAGGACCACGGCGGCCCCGGTCAGGTTGGTGAGGATGGCGTTCTGGATGCCCTCGGGGTCAGATTCGAACTGGCCCTCCACCTCCGCGGAGAAGGCGCGGAGGATCTTGTCCTCCGCCAGGGCCAGCACGCGGTCACCCTCGGGGGTCCGGGCCACCTTGAACACGGCATCCACCCCAGCGGTGGTGGGGGTCAGGGAGGCGGCCACGCCGACCTGGGCGGCCAGGGACTCCCGGTCGTGCCCGAAGTTGAGGATCACTTCCCCGGGGTCGGGGAGGTTCACGGTGCCCTCCGCGAAGCGGAACCGGGCCACCATGCCCGTCTGTGGGTCGCGGGCCGGTCGGGACACCTCACCGAACGGCAGGAGCGTCCCGGTCAGGGTCCGGGCCGCCTTGTCCACCGCGAACTGGGCCGCGGAGAAGGTCAGGGTCTTATGCATTGGTCTTGCCTCCGACAGGGGTGGGGGTGCGGGTGGGGGTCGGGGTGGGGGCGGGGATCTCGGCGGCCGAGGCACCGGCACCGTTGGGCAGGGGGTCCAGGCCACGCTTGGCGCGGGCCTCATCGGGGGTGAGGATCTTGGCCGAGATGAGGGCCGCGTCCGCCTGGGCGGCCTCGAGGTCGTCCAGCCGGAGGAAGCTTGAGGTGTCGAATCCGACGCGGTACCCGTAGGGGGTGGCCTTGGCGGTGAGCGCTCCCTCCATGGCGGTCATGTAGGGCCCCAGCACATCCTCGGTCCTCTGGCGGCGGCGGTCTTGGCCGTTGAAGTAGGTGCGGGAGGTGGTGGGCACCGAGAGATCCTCGGCGTCCAGGCCGGTGAGTCGGGCCACCTCGGTGATGGCGAACTCGCGCACGTCACGGAGCTGGAGCTTCTCGGGATCCCACCCGGCCACGTTGTAACTGATGGCCGCGGGGACGTAGGCCGTGGAGGAACTGGCCCGCGCCGTGGCCCACTGTTTGAGGAAGTCCTGCACCTCGGTGTCATCCTCAAACGGGTCCGCCCCCTCATTGGGGGTGAAGTAGTCCACGGGCGGGGTGCCGTTGACCGCGTTGAGGGTGGCCCGGTCCAGCGCGATGCACGCCCGGATGGCCGGGGAGGCGTCCAGGAGACCCATGTTTGGGCCGTCGATACGGATAACCCCGTCGATCTCGGGCCACACCTTGGCCATGCCCTCGGGCCAATACTTGTATTCCGGTTGGACCGTCACGGACTCCGGCTCGAGGCGGCGGCCCTCCACCGGCCACCCGTGCCACCCCTTGGCCGTGACGCGGAACCATGACCGGCCCGACAGGAGGAGATCCTCGGCCACGTTGGTCCACGTCACCGAGGGGGCAACCCCCGGCTCGGGCATGGCAAACAGGCTCGGGGAGAACGTGGTGGCCACCTTCCCCGCGGGGTCATACACCCGGAGGGGAAACTGGCCGATGGCCCCAGCGATGAGGTCGCGGGCCCGCTTGACCGCGGGCACCCGGAGGGCCTCGGCGCGGGTAATGCGGCCGGTCATGAAGATGTAATCGTCCAGGGTGGGGGTGCCGTAGAGAGTGCCGGTGTCAATCGTGACGCCGAACTCCGGGGCGGCGGTGACCGCCGCGGCCGCCTGGGCCAGTTTGTGTGTGCGTCGCATCCATCCCACAACGCACAGCATGGGGGATTCCCACACCGCGTGGGGTGCGCGACACGCCGGAAAGTTTCTAGGCGGCCGTGATGATCCGGGGTTTGCCGACCTTGACCGGCCGGTGGTCCAGGGCCCACACCGCCCAGGTGGCGGCCTCCAGGGTGGCCACCGGGGCGGTGGCCTTGACGCGCGCCCAGGCCTGGCCGCCGTCCCCGACAACCCGCGTCCCCGCGGCCTCGGCCGCCGCGTCCAGGTCGGGGTGGGGACGGAACCGGATCTCCCGACCGGGGAGGGCGTCCAGGAAGTTGGTCACGGCGGCCCCCTCCTCCTGGCCGTTGAGGGCGTAGAGATTCTTCGTGTTGAGGGTGTCCAGCTTGGAGGCCAGGCCCGCCGATGGGCCGTTACGTGTGACGGCCACGGAGCCGCCGTCCGCCCAATGCCGGACCCGCTCGGCGGCCCGACCGGCCGAGGGTGAGAACACGTCCAGGATCTCCACCACGATGGTGTCGTCTGGCAGGCGGGCCGCAGCGGCCACGGCGACCTGTGTTCCGCAGGCGGAGCGGGCCGCGCCGTAGGCCACCGGGACACCGGGCGGGATCTCCTCGGGGTGCCCCAGGGTGGCCCACAGCTCTTTGGGGATGGCCCCGCCGATGGCCTCGGTCCACACGTTGCCCGCGGCCCTGGCCCACCCGGCCTTGTCGGGCCCAAAGTCGGAGCGCATCCCGCGTAGCGCGTCCATGGTGACGGTGTGACCGTAGGCGGGATGGTAGGCCGCGACCAGCTCGAGATCCTCGGCGTCTGCCCCCTCGGGGATCCCGAACTCGATATAGCACAACTCGGGGTCCAGGCCCAGGCGGCCGATGGCGACCAGCTCCGCAAGCCATGTTGACTCCGCGGTGCCACCCGCCGACTCGATCCACGTTTGAGAGTGCGGGCGGGTCAGCTTGGTGGGGGCCCCGGCCTGAATCAGGGCCTCCCCCTGTTCCTTGGTGAACGCCCACGCCTCATCAATGTCGTTGTCGTCGGACTGTTTCCCGTGGAGCTTCTCCTCGGTCGGGGGGTGGGGCCGGATGGTGGATCCGTTGGGGAAGGTCATCACCTCATGACCGTTGCCGCGGTTCACCCTCACCACATGCTGGAGCGGGGCCCCGTGGCCCACCAGATTCTCGTCATAGAACTTGAGGAACTGGTCTCGGGCGTCCTGGCCGGTCTGGGCGGTGTACCAGCTCCGCCAGTTGGCGCGGGAGAAACACGCCTCCCCCTTGCGGGCCATGGCCTGGTGGGACTTGCCAACCTGCCGCTGGGCCAGATACACGACCTTGGAATAGCGGGGCACCCACAGCCCCGCCGCGTTCTGTTTCAGCTCCCCGGCCACGTCCGCCACGTATTGCTGGAACGGCATGAAGGGGGCGTTGAGCCACACCTTGGCAAAGGCACCCTGGCGGCCCCCGCGGGTGGGGCTCGAGAAGTCCCTCCGGGTGCTGAACTTGGGCGGGGGCATGGCTCCCCAATGCTCGCGGTAGAAGGCGGCCGGGAGCGGTGACCGGTCAACCCCCTCGGCGGTCATGGCGACCCGTTGCCCTTGGCCAGCTCGGCCTCCCACTGTGCCATCGTGGCGGTGAGCTGGGCCTCAAACGCGGCACCCTCCGCGGCCTCCCCGGCCATGGACTCCAGAAGCTCCACCAGGAGGCGGGCATCGTTGGAGAAGGTGGACCCCCGGCCAGAGCGTTCCTTGGCCGCCTCATGGGTGGGGAGTCCAACTCCAACACCCGCGCGGTGGCCACCGTAGACCTCAAGTGGGCCCTGACC